CATTTACTTCTGTCCAACTTGTACCATCGTAAGTTTCTGTTTGTGCAGTTGTACCAGGTGTAGTTCCACCAAAAGCTAATGCTGCAGTTTGAGTACCTACACCAGCGTGATTTCCTTTAATACTATTTAAACTTCCACCACTAGACCAAGCACCCGCTTGCGCTCTAAATCTTAAAGTACCTGTAGTCGTATTGTACCAAATATCTCCTTCTGCTGGAGATGGCGGGTCACTTGCAACAGCTGGAACACCACCTGTTACTGAACCATAAGTAGTTGCATTTGTCAAACTATCGTTTGCAATATTACCAGCGGCAATAGTACCTGAAATTGCGTCAGTAGCGTCTAACTTACCTGACGACAGCACATTGTTTGCTAGTCCTCTTGTTCTTGCACCCATTTAATTTCCTATGTTAGTCTTAAATAACGAATTGAAATCTCGGCAGATGACGCTGGAGCGACAGTAAATGTTAATGTTGTTCCTGATATTGTGTAGTCATCTGTTGGAACAAACACAACTCCGTTTACTGATACCATTACATCTTCTACACTTCTTCCACTATCAATTGTAAATGCCGTTGTTGAACCATCACCAGTTGCAGTATCATTTGTGTATGAACCTGCACCAGCAAGTGGTAAATATCTTACACTTATTTCAGCACCAGATACTGGCGCCGTTGTAAATGTTAAAGTTGTACCAGAAATTGTATAATCATCTGTTGGTACTAATACGAAACCGTTTTGAGATACCATTACATCATTCACTGCTCGTCCACTATCAATTGTAATTGTAGTTGTTGAACCATCGCCTGTAAATGTACCATTTGTGTATGTAAGTGTTGGATTGATGTATTGATATTCTACTGCTCTATTTGCGCCAGCAGTAACGTCAAAGACAATAAACTTATCACCACTTGCAGGTTCTTCTGCTAAAGCAGTTGTATTATCAATATCTAAATCACTTGCTACATTTGAAGCTTGAATTTTTTTAAGTTCGCCAGCTGAACTATCGTAAACTAAAAATAAATCATCATCAGCTCTTTGTTCAGCTAATTCTGTTTTGTTTGTAATAGAACCTGTTGATAAATCACCAACATCTCTACTTAAACCTAAAAATACGATAAAGACTGTATCGCCTGAAGTAGGTGCAGTTGAAAATACAATATTAGTACCACCACCAGATATTGAGTAAGCTGTTTCAGGTTCTTGCATTACACCAGCAATAGATACCATTATTGATGATGATGAACCTACTGTAAAATCTAAAGCAAAAGTAGTTGTACTACCATCGGCAGTAATACTTTGTTTTTCAAATGCGCCGTATGCTGGGGTTCTTCCTATATATGCCATATCTTATCCTACTTATCTTTTAATAACCATCCTTGTGTGCTATCTACATATACTAATGTAAATCCAGCACGTTCGGTTGAAACTGTTAAATCAGCAGCAGAACCTTGAATATTATGTCCGTTTCTACCTACTGTTAAATTATTTGTATCAAAAGTACCTGCATAATCAATAACCGAAACTTCATCACCTATGGATGCTGAAACAGGTAATGTCATTGTAATTGCTCCTGAAGTTGTATTTACAAAATACCCTTCACTAGCAACAGCTGTGAAACTTGTTGTCTTAACGGCTTGCCAATCTGTACCAGCAGCAATTGATGTTGTGTCACCTAAATTAACGGTAACACCATTTAAAGTAAAACTTGGATTTGCTAATTTAGCGTTAGCAATTGAACCTGCTAACTGATCGTTTGTAATTCCTGTTCCTAGTCCACTAACACTTGCTGGTAGTGTAACTGTCTTACTTGAAATATCAAACGTTGAATTAATATCGTCACCTGTAATAGTACCATTTAATATTTTTGCTGAAGTAACAGCGTTGTCTTGTATTTTAGCAGTTGTAATTGAATCATCAGCAACTGCAAGTAAAGCCGTTTGTGCTGAACCACTTAATACATAAATTTCGGCTGACGCTTCAGGAGCGGCAGTAAATGTAATTCTTTTAAAATTAGAAGAACCATCAAAACCTAAAGTGTAAGCATCACCTGAACCAGGTTCTTGTCTTACGTTATCTACAAATACTTCTATATCATTTTCTGTAACATTTGGAATTGCAGTAGCAAGATCAAATGTGACTGTAGACCCATCACCTGTAAAAGTATCTTTTCTAGTCAATCCTCGATTTACGGGATTTGGTACTTCTCCTAAATATGCCATTTACTCTCTCTCTTATTATACGTCTTCTAATACAGAAACCGTAGCGTCAACTGAAGCACTTGTACTTGCTGATACTCTTATAGCATCATTTGTTGTGCCGTCACCTTGTAAAACTATTTTGTTACCTGACATTACTTCTAAAGATGAACCAGCTGGGATGCTAGCGTCTTTAACAATATAAACATCATTTGAACCGTCATAGTTGTCTAAAAATACACTAGCGGTTACACCTGAAGTTGTTTTATTTGACAAAGTAATTCCGATAACGATTGATTCCATAGCTGATCCACTTGATGGAACAGTATAGACAGCACTTGCTGAAGCGCCTGCTGATGTGTTTACACTTGGTACTGTAAATCTTTTAAAATCGTTAGCCATTGTTATTCCTTTTAATATTTATACTATTTATAATATTATCCTAATGCTATTGCCTGAGCAATTGCAAAAGGTTGTGTTGCCACATTTACACTATTAATTGTAATTGAGGCAGAGTCAATACTCGATAAACCTGATATTGAACTATTTAATGAAAAAGTAACAGTATCAGTCGCTGTTACGGCAGCGGTTATATTTGAATCACCCGTAAATGTTAGTGTATCACCACTAGAAATCGCTTGAGTTGTTGAAGAACCACTATCAACAATTGTAAAACCTGAATAAGTAACTGCGTTTAACTCATTAATCGCTGCTACAACACTTGTAGCGACCGTTGTAAGTGTTGCTGGATCGCCTATATCTGTCGTAGAAAGACTGTTAAAGGTCGTTCTAAACTCTTCCAGTGTATTTGACGTTAATACTGTTCTAGCGGCCATTTTACTTGTTTAACACTCCCTTAATTAAGTCTTTGATTTCTCTTAATTCTGCTTTCAAATTATTTATTTCTTTTACTGTATTTCTTATCTCATCACTTTGTTTTTCTCTTTCTCTCATTCTCGCCTTAATCATTCTATATTCTTCATATTGAAACTTGTTTGTGTTTATAACACCATTTGAGTTTCTATCTCTTTTTAATCCAGGATATTCTTTTATCTTTAATAAACTCATATTAACTGTGTGCTATTACTCTTAAATCTTTTAATTTTGGTACAAATACTGTATTAGATGATTTCATCACAATTTTTAATTGTAGATTTTTAAATTCTGTTATATCATTTACATTAATTGTTCTTTCAGAAAATATATCAATAGGGTCTTTTGAAGTAACAGAGAAACTAGTATCTGTAAATTTCAATTTAGTTAAATCTGCTTCATCGTCCCACGCTCTATAATAAACTTTTACATCTGTATTTTGTGGAATGTTCGCATCAAACAATATTCTTAAACTATCAGCAGCTGTGTCTAATACTAATGTTCTTGTAATATAGTTTGCCAAGTTAGTTGAACCTGTAGGCGCATAGTCATCAACAAAACTATCGTATTGTTTGATCGCCCAATTTAAACTATCTTTTCTTACAGCAAGTGTAAATGATGTTGAACCATCACCTTCAGTTGCATTTGAATCAAGTGTAATTGAACTTGCACCAACACTCGCAACAGTACCAATAACTTTTTTCTCTAATCTTTCTTCTACGCCACCATCTGGAGTGACAACTTCATAAACTGTAGTTGAAATAATTTTATCATCAGCGTCAATTCTGCTTGTGTTATCAGCCGTACTTGTAATTGTTGTACTTCCTGTACTTGGAACGTGTGTTCCTTCTAAATTAAATTCATACCAATCATTTACAACATCAAAGTATATTGTGTTTGTAGTTGGTAGATCAGCAAATGCACTTCCTAAAGTTACTGTAACTTTATTTCCGTCTGAAGATTCAGCAAAGTGGTCACTACTTGATACTTCTTCAACATTATTAATTGCGTAAGTACCATTAATTTTACTTGCCAAGATACCTTCTATTTTTAAGTTTGAACCTATTTGAGCATTTGCTAAAATATTATCTGCTGCGTCAATCCAAGTTACTAGTTGACCATTTCCATCAGAGTTTTCTGATATTTCAATAACACTTCTTCCTACAATTTTATATGCAACACCAGAATTTGCTGCTAAACCATTTGCAGTTAATTCTAATGAAGTGTCATTTGTAATTGAATCTACAACACCAATTGCTGTATTTCCAACTCTAATTGTATCTCCAGCTTTTACTTCTGTTTCAAAAGAAGTACCTGAACCTGTTACAGTCGTTGTACCTGTTCCAGTTGTGATTGTTCCTGTTCCTGTAACATAACTATCTGTATCAACAACTGTTCCATCTTCTAATAATACTCTTTCATCAACTGTATCAACATTTAAATCACTTGCTGTTTTATTATCAATTAAATTAGATACAGCGTAAACAGCTTGTTTTTGTAAATCAATTACAGGTGAAACATTTGTATTTGTAGAAACCATTTGAACTGTAAATGATAATGTAGGTGTTTTTACTTGTGGTGATGAACTTAATAAAGTTTCATTTTCGTAACTCTTAACTACTTTTCTACCTTTAAAGTCATAGTTTTGATTTGGTATGATTGGTAAATTACCAGTTGCAGTTCCACCAGCATCTGTTGCGTTTACAAAATAAGACAATGAAGTATCTGCGATAACTAAATCGTTTGTTTTGTAATACATAGAATCCATATTTAATTGTCTTGTACATCTTACAACATTTCCACCATAGAAACCTTTTACAAAATTAGCAGTTGTTCCTGTTAATAATGAGTCTCCATTTGCGTCTGTTGTTTGAAGTGTAATTAAGAAAGAATCTTTTGTTATACCTGTTCCTAGTACTGTATGAGAACCATTTAATAAATGTTCTGGCGCACCTGTTGTTGTACTTCCTGTTCCATATAATCCTTCTGGAACACCAGAAATAACAACTGTATCGCCTGATGAGAAACCGTGATTTCTTGCTTTAACTCTAACTGTTGTAGAACTTGTTGTAAATTCAAATGGATTAGAATCTAAAATATATGTTTCAGGTGGTAATGCTTTTAATGGTACACTTGCAGTTTGTGAAATATCAAAAGTACATTGATTTAATCTAAACTTCATATCTAATAATGGACTTTGTACAAACTCTTGCGTGTTTTGAGAAGCGTAAAGAGCACCTGTTAATGGTTGTTTTGAAATTACGTTAGTTGTAATTAAATCTGTTTGACCTAATTCTGATACAAACATTTGACAACCTGGTTCATCAACTTTAGCAACAATCGCATAAGTTTCACCATCTCTTAAATAAACTGGTGCTTGAAACTTGAAGTTAGTTGCAGTTGCTCCGTTTGTAGATGTATTAATTTGATCTATTCTTTTTATAACAGTAGTAAATGGAATAATCCTTGATGTAGGAACACCATTATCACAAACTCTTAATTCTACGATTACAGGTCGACTACCTGCTTCAGAGAAATATAAATCAACAGATGATACAAAAACACCACCTGGTGAATCTACTGTAAATGTTTGTGCTAGAGGATCGTGGCCACCTCCGCCGCCTCCGCCGCCTCCACCGCCTCCACCGTTGTTTGGTGGTGGTAAACTTCTAACAAATCTTGTACTTGTAGATGTTCTTCTAATTGATCTTTGTTCAAATAATCTATCTTGCGCAAATCGAATACTACGAGAATTTACTACAGTTGCTTCTTTTTCTAATGATAATCCAGTTGCGCCATATAATACTGTACCAGCACTATCAAATAATGCATCACTATTTGATTGATTATCTGTTAATTTAAATGTTCTTTCACCTGTTCTAAATGTGTTTTCAGGTATTGAGAATACTCCAACAACTTGACCTGCAGTATCTGTTCTTAAAATATCACTTGTAGATTTCATAGTAGGTGCTGTTGTTGAACTTGTACCATCATTGATACTTGTAATTGTTGCTGTATTGAAATTATTTCCTCCAATATCAACTGTACCAGTAATAGTTTCACCTACAGCAAAACCATTTTTAATATTAACTAGGAAAGTATCAACATTATCTGATACAACAGCATTCGCAGCGGCAACTACACCACTTGCTTGTAATCTTAATAACTTACCACCATCATTGATAGGATAAGCAGAAGTTGAATATGCATCAAATTTATCTATCGTAGAACCATCAACACTTGCAAGTGTTAAAGTTGTTCCACTTTTAGCAGTTACTTTAAATGTTCTTAAATTTAATTGTTTAGAGTGATTACTTCCTAATGTAGTAATTGTAGTCGTTACATTATTTGGTAATTGATTTAAGTTTGAAACGATACTTGGATTTGCTCTATTCGCATCTAAATTGTACAAGTAAACGTGATGACCTGGTAATATACCATCAGCACTATTTACTGTTAATGTGAAACTAGCAGCACCAGCGTCAGCAGTAATATTAGAAATTGCTGATATAGTTGTTGCTGTGTGTGTATTGTTTTTAATTACATCTCCGACAGCAAACGCTTGTTGAACAATACCATTTTCATCTGATCTCGCTGGATCGTCAGCAAGTATAGTTGTTTCGGCAGTTTCTAAAGTAAAGTCTAAATCAGCAGCGCCTGAAACTTTTGTTAAGTTAAATTTGTCTGCTGGTTTTATATTACTATTTACATCTGTCTGGTCAAAGAAACCGTAGAATTTTGTATCTGGTTTTAAGTTTCTAGCTACAAAGGTAACAGGTTTTGGTCTTACATATGGAATATAAGACACATCAACAACTCTATCACCATAGTTAATTGAGTTTGTCGAAGTTACTGCAGATGTTCTAATACCATCTCTTGTTGCTGTTCCTGTAAATGTTGTAATTGTATTTTGAAATATAGCATTTCCACTTTGAAATTGTCCACCTGAATTTGTAGTTGAAGAACCTGTCCAGTTGTTTTGCCATTCGTTCCATTGTGTTCCTGTAACTCCTAAAGTGTCAGCAATAAATCTAATTGCATCTAAATTGTTATCATCTGTAACTGTTAAGTCAGGTCTTCTATCAACCTCTTTCCAGTTATCACCTTCAGGAAATAAAGTAATCTCTCCTCTAAATGCACCTATTTTATATGGGTTAACATCTATTGCTCTTGTGGCATATGGATTAAATACAAATACACTTTCTGAATAAGGTAATGTTAATACATCACCTGTTCTTTGATAATTTTGACTTGCTCTTTGAGAACCAGATTGTAGATTTTCAGAAATCTCTAATGCATCTGTAAAGTGCATTGGTCGTAATTCTCTTTTTTGATTATCAATCGCTATACGATAATCAGCATTTTTAACATCACCTACATTGTGACCTGTAAATTGATCTACAATAAATCCGTTTTTAAATTTATCAATACCTGTAATAGCATCTTTAATTGATAGTTGTTCTGTTTCTTTTTCTAGTAAACTTAAGCTAGAGTAATATTCTAAATTAGATATTCTTCTTTCTAAATTACCAATATCTCTCATTGTGTAACGTCTATTATCTTTTTGATTAATAGTTACATCACTTGCTTGTTTTGTATAAGCAGGTAAAAATATTGTTGCAATAACCATACCTGATTTTGGATCAGATGGTTCTTTTGGATCTTCAGCTGGTGTTCCAGCAATTACATTTATTTGACCTGTACTGTCAATAAACACTTTATCTGCTCTAGGTAGATAATTTGCTAAAGGTGTATTAAAGTCAGAACCAATTTTTGGTATTTGTGGTAAGAATGAATTTAATCCTTCAATTACAGGACGATAATCAATAACATCATGCAAATAAATTTCTTGTTGTGTTCCGTCTGTTTGTGTTACTCTAAATGATGGTATGTCTTCGTAATCAATACTTGATAGATAACTATCCACACTAAAGTAATTACCTGAACCACTATAAGCAAAATATCTATAAGTCACACTTAACGCACCAGTGATTGCACCTGCGCCTTCTTTAAGTGTTAATGCACCTTTTTGATAATGAGTTGGTCTTTGTCCTGTGTCTATATTAAATCTATCAGTTACATCAACAGCGCTTGATGAAGAATAAGCACTAAAGTTACCTGGTGTCATTGAAACTGAAGTAATGTCAAATACATCAGCGTGATTTAATAATACATTTTTCGCTGTAACATTTTTAGCACCTGTAATAGTAATAGTTGCTGTTGTAAGTGTTTTAATTTTCTCTCTCGCCGCTAAATTAATTTGTTGTACTGTTGTAATTAAAGTATAACTTCTGGATGCTGTTAGACCAGAAATTGTAACAGTCTTTCTATTTGCGTCATCATCAAATGCTATATCAGCGGCTGTTAAATTTACAATTTGATTTGTGACATTATCAAATAATGTGTAGTTATTAATATTTTGATCCGTTAGGAAAAATTCGTTTGTGTTTGTTAAAGTAGAAGACCAATCACCAGAACCATCAGCAGTGTTTGTAATAACTCTACGTACTTCGTGTTGACTTGAAAAGTTAACATCTTGTCCTGATGCGCTATCAAAACCTCTTAAAGTTTTTGTATTATTTAAACCTGTTCTGAATAATAAGTTTGCGTATTGAGGTTCGTAAATTTTTGTATTTCCTCTTTCAAGTGTAAGTGTTCCTGTTGCTGAAATTAAACCTGCAGTTAACTCTCTATCTAAAACTAATGTATTATTATCTGTAATAGAAGCAACATATCCTACAAAGTTACCACCTAGTATAACTGAATCTCCAACTTGAAAATCTAAAGTAAATGATGTTCCTGTACCTGTGATAGGATCACCACCTGAACTTGTAATAGAACCATTTGCTGAACCTGATACAACAGTTGTACTTGTTACTTGATCTGCGTTAGCATAGAAATTAATTACGCCTGTTTGACCAGCATCTGTAACCCATTTAACATCTCTTTCTAAACTTTTACCACTATTTAATTTAATATCAAATAAAGATAATCTGTAAAGTGATGATGATGAGTAAGTACCACTATGTAATTGAAATGATCTAACTCTTGCAGTACCAATTAAACCTGATTTACTTGCGTTTGTAGATGAACCTATTGTCGGTGGTGTGTCATAAACATCTGAACCATCCCATAGATAAACTGTTTCAAAAGTATCTATACCTGGAGCACCTCTTACAGTATCTACTAAAATATAATTACCAATTGGTGTTCCAACTGGTTGATCGTCTAATCTAGCAATGTGACCATTTTCTACACCATTTATTGGTCTTGCTCTATTTACAGAAATGTATTGAGAAACTGTATTTTCAATTTCATAACCTTCAACATATGCTTTACCTGGATCAACAACCATTGCCACTTTATCAGCGTCACCATAAGTTACACCTGAAACAGGTGTTGCTGGAGTTGCTGGAAAAACACCATTGTTATTTCCATCAATTAAGTGTTCTCTTATTGAAACTAAAAATTTGTTAACTTCATAGTTACCTGATTCATCAAAGGTTCTACGAGCAAATGTTTTTTCTAATTCTGCATATTCTGATCTTGTAATTTTTCTTTGAACAACACCATTTTTTACTCTTACTAATTCTACAAATCTAACTTCATCTTCAGATTCTAATGCTAATCTTTTTAGTGATAAATTTATTTTTAATCTATGTGCGCCTGGTGCATTGACGTTTGAACTACCTTGTGCGTTATCATTTAGTGAAGCGTCATCACCTGAAGTGATAATTTGATCAGTAATTTCAAAACCTACTCTATATGATGGTGTGTTATTAAACCTTGAAATGTATAAGTGTAATTCATCATTTTTTACAAAAGTTCCATCTACAAAAAATACACCTTCTTTAACTTCAACAACATAACCTAAGCCAATAACATCTCTTACTGCGTTTTGTGTATAAGTTGTACCTGAAGTACCATCATCACCAAGTGTTTTAATTGTAACAGATATATCACTTGATTGATTTTCTGTTAAACGATAGTTATTCGCAGTCGTGTTATCTGCGGCTAATGCTGTTAATGTTTCGCCAGGTAAAAATCTTTTTGTTTCACCATCTGATGCTGTATCTGTGTATTTAAAAAATAGAGATGGAATATCACTATCGCCAGCGACCATACAAGTACATTCTGAAGTATCATTTACAACAGCTTTAACACCTGAAGTGGCACCTGTAATAATTTTGTTTCTAAATTGAGTTAAGTAAGTAGTAACACTTACCTCGTTAAATGTATTTTCTAGTTTTGCGAAATTAATTTGATTGTCAACATTTATATCACCAGGGATAACCATTGAACCTTCTTCAAAAATATGTCGACCAAATCTTTCGATTTGATTTTGAAGTATTGTTTGTAGTTGTGTTAACTCTCTCGCTTGAACTGCGAAGCCTGGTCTAAAAAGGATTCTATGAAACTTTTTTGCTTCATCAAAATCATCAAAGTAAGGCGAGAGGTTAAAGTCTGTTGGACTTGGCATTTATTTCCCCTTAAAACTCAATAATTAATTTAACATTTTCCGTCTGGTCTGAAGCTCTTGTAATAGGCGATCTATTCTCTATGTATATAACATCTCCATCATCTGATTCTATTTCCGGATTAGCATATCCACTTGTAAAAGTGATATTATCAACAGTTTCACTTGCTGTTGAACTTGGTGTTCCAGATGCAGAAGAAGATTGTCCTGTAATAACATTTGTACCCGAGAACGCTGTCAAATTACCATTACTATCAGCACCTTGGTCATTAAATCTTGTTTGTACATAATATAAAATTCTATTTGTTGCATCCCATTCTACAACTTTTCCTACTGCGCCAGTTGTTGCTTGATTGATTTCTTCATCAACTGTAAATGTTCCTGGTGTAGGAGAAGCGGCAAATCGTACTGCGTATGTTCCTCTTAATGTGTTTGAGGAAGCAGCAGATGCACCACCAAAGTTATTTGGATCTCTAATTAGTACAATTCTTCTAAAGTCGTTTGCTGTTGTAAAGTCACCTGTGTTTGAAGCCTCACCTGCTTCAAAGTTAACATTTAACATTACATAAAAACCACCTAATTCTTTAATTGCATTTTCACCGTGTCCACCTTTTGGTTCTATAATACAATCTAATTCAGCGCCTGTTAAGTCAGTTGCGCCAGCAGATACTATGTCTGCGTTTCTAATATAAGCGTATGTGTAACCTGAACCAGCATTTGTTACTGTTACAGCAGATACGACACCTCCTGATGTAGTAACTGAAACTTTTCCACCACTACCATCTCCTCGTATATCAATATTTGTAAATGTACTATTGACTGAAGCACCAGAACCTGAAGATTTAATTTTAACTATATTTACTTCACCATCTGTGTTTGCTGCGGCCACACCTGAATCAGTTGCAACTGCCATAAAATCTGTTGATAAAAAGTTAACTTGTTGAGCAGCTGTTAACTCATACATAAATTTCCATTTGTAGTCATCACCAGTTGTAATAATATTATTACTATCGCCAGTAGGTTCAAAAGTAGATGTTCCACCGTTGTTGTTATCTAAACATTTGTAAACTCTATTTTCACTATTTAAAACATAAAAAGTAGAATCCCATAATGTTGAAGCACCACTATCTGATGTTTGTGTAGTTGTAGTACCTGTAATTCTATTTCCGTAATCGTGTCTATAATAGTCGTAAACTGTACCTGATGTCCAGTTTCTTCTTGGTATGACATATGATACATCTGAAGTTGCCACTTTTTTTGCGGCGATCAAATCGTCAAAAGAATAAAACTCTTCCTGTATTGAATCTACAGGTGTTAATGGAGAAGCATCTGATCCTTCATTTTCTGTTCTACTATCAGGTCTTGTTGAAGTTGTAAACCCTTGTGGTCTACCTATTCCTAAATAAAAGACATTTGAAGAACCTGTTAACGCAGTTGTAAACTTTTCTGCGTTATGTATTCTAAATTTATTTGTTATTATTGCCGCCATTTTTTATTCCTTTTTATTATTTATAACCTCTTTCAAACATTATTATTGAAACTTGTATCTT